CTATGGCGATGGCTCTGGCGATGGCTATGGCGATGGCTCTGGCGATGGCTATGGCTATGGCGATGGCTATGGCGATGGCTCTGGCGATGGCTATGGCTATGGCGATGGCTATGGCGATGGCTCTGGCGATGGCTATGGCGATGGCTATGGCGATGGCTCTGGCTCTGGCTCTGGCTCTGGCGATGGCTAAGTAAAATACCTGCGCTTCCAAAAATTATGGTAGCGCAGGTACTAAACACAAACAACGAAAAGGAGAATTAGATGGAAATAATCGGGCTATCAGGATCAGATTACATTGCAAAAATTTCTCATAGCGAATTAGAGAAGCTCAATAATAAATATTATTCACGAGAAAACATAAAGAAGCTACAAATCGGTGAAAAAATGGATTTGGGTTCTGGGCATGATTTTACACGCGAAATAAAAAATGTTTGTAATGAAATGTTGAATGTCATGCAAGCATTTGATAGATCAAAGAAATTATTAACAGAATTTGCTATAATGGCAACTAAGATGCCAAAATTAAAGGAGAATGAAGATGAGTAAGCCATATCAAAATGTTGGGGAGATTTACAAGGCGTTAATTGACGGAAAAAAAATTTATCACATAAATGGAGATTTGGAAATTAAATTAAGCAGTGATGGCAATTTAGTTGATAAATACGGTAGAAGTTTTGCGGGTAGTTTTTTTGTGGGTAATTTTGTCCGACCTTCCGACTGGCAAGAATACGTAGAACCAGTAACGCTAGAAATGGCAATTGCTCATTACAAGAAAACTGGGTTTGGATTTATGCGGGAAAGAAAAGGAGTGGCGCCAATATATTGGTTTAATAGCGGAGGCATGCGCCCATCCCCTCATTTTACAGAGGAAGATATTTTTGCAACGGATTATATTTTATTAAACGAATAGGGCGGAATAATGGGATTGCGAGAAGAATTACTGTCATTCTGCCAAAAAGCAGAATTCAGCACGGTTGTGGATTTTGGGTTGGTCGATGACAAACAAAAAATTGTTGATAAATTGTTGGAGAATGAATTTAAAATCAAATCCATTGAAAAGATCGGCACATCACTTTTTAAGAATTTTTACAGAGTAAATGCAAAAAAACAGGGTGTAGAATTACAAATTCTATTTGAGATATATAACGTATAACACATAACGGAGAATAAAATGAGCAAAATTGGTCAGTTTGTTTTTGAAATGCAAGAAAAAGAAGAGCAAGAAAACGCTAATAGCCAATGCATACCGACTGAAGAAATTGTCGAGTTTAAGCATAGTAAGCAAGATTTAGAAACCTTACCATTTTGAGGAAATACCGTGGAAGAAAGCAAAAAATTGGGATTAGCTTTATTGCGGAAAGAATTTGATCCAAATCAGATAAGCAAATTGCCAAAACCATCAAAATCACAAACCGATGAGGTTAAAAGTGACTACAGAAAAGGCATTAGGTGCCAAATATGCGGAGGATGGCACCATAAAGATGTTGTCCACTTGGATTATGTTGGGCACGCCGCATTGACAAACAGGCTTTTGGATTGCGACGAATCATGGTTTTGGGAACCAGTTGCATTTGACCAACAAACAGGGCTTCCAAAGCTGGACAGTAATGGCGGGCTTTGGATTAGGCTAACAGTTTGTGGGGTTACTAGACTTGGGTACGGGCACCCTGACGGAAAGTCTGGCGGGGACGCGATCAAGGAATCGATTGGCGATGCTCTACGGAATGCGGCTATGAGGTTTGGTGCTGCGCTTGATTTGTGGCATAAAGGTGATCTGCATTTGCCGCAACCAGAAACAAAAACAACACAAGACAAGAAAATTGTTTTTCTAACAGTAGACCAGCAAACAGAATTATCAGATTTAATGACGCAAGCCAATGCAGATAAGGCAGGGCTTATGAAATATTTATCTGATTCGTTTTCGGTAGAAATAACGTCATTAGCTGAAACGCCGATTACTGCGTACAAACAGATAAAATCACTTCTTCTCCAAAAAATTGAAAAGGCAAAATCATGAGTTTATTTAACGTTGCAATCGAGCATCGCGCTCTTGTGGAAAAATTGTCTAATTTAGACTTAGATGAAGCAACATTTGCGGATACGCTTGAAGCGGAGTCATATCCGTTGGAAGTGAAAGCGCAGAATTGTGCTTATGTTATTAAAAACCATGAAATGTTAGAGAATGGCATTAAAAAACGTATTGATGAAATGCAGGAGCGACTTTCTTCTGTTAAAAAACGTAGAGAGGCATTAGAAAAATACGTTTTAACGTGCATGCAGATTGCAAAAGTGAAAGAAATTAGTTGCGCAGATTTTGAAATTTCCATCAAAAATAACCCGCCTTCCGTTGACGTGTACGAAGAAGCATTGTTGTCAGTAGATTACATGCGCACACCGGAACCAAAGCCGCCAGTTCCTGTGCCAGACAAAATGTTGATTAAGAAAGCTCTACAAGATGGTTTTGAAGTGCAAGGTGCACGCCTTGTTCAATCTCAACGATTAAATTTAAAATAAAACGCATGATGAAAACATCAACAGAGTTTTTGGATAACGCAAAGAAAATACAACAAGATCGGGCAAAACAATACGATAGCCCGCAAGGCGAGCGCAGCATGGCAAAGACTATTGCTGCGTTTAACACGATTACATCATGCACCTTAACAGAGGCAGAAGAATGGCTATTTATGCAACTTCTAAAGGATGTGCGTCAGTGGCAAACAAAAAATTATCACGAAGACAGCGCATTAGATTCTGTAAGTTATGCAGCTTTAAAAGCGGAAGAATTAAGTGCTTAATATTTAAGTTAATTACTAAGGAATAACATGCCTAAAAAAATACACAAAATCCTCTACACCGAGATGTTTTTCAGTTTTGAAGGTGTGCGTGCTGTAAAAATTTACCCTGACCCAATAATGCGTCACATTAGGTGCGTTGACGTTGAAACAGGGGAGAAAGATTTTATCGCGCCTGAACATCTTTACGAGGACGTTGAACTAAAGAAAGCACCCAACAAGGTGACGCGTGAGTTTATGCGTGGTGTGAAATTTGGCAAAACGTGGAAAATTAAAACGAAATATCCTGTATTTACTCCTGATGATTGCGTATGGTTTCGCAGATTTGACCTTGCAAAAAGATATGCTTACCAAGCGTATAGAAAAACTTTGCGGAAAATTGGCTATGAAAAAGAGCGGGACAAAGACCCAGACTTCACGGAGCAACTTGATAAAATTGCAAATGAATTAAAAATTTCTATAAATATAAGGAATAAGAAAAATATATCTGGTGAAAAAGTTTATATTGTAAAAAAAATTTTAGATGAATATTATGCTGTTTTTGCAAAAAACAGAAGATGGGTTTGTATCCGCGGAAAGCAAAAAAATAATGGCGAAATTCGGCTAATTGAACGAAAAACACGAAAAGATAATTTTTGGGTTTTGGTTGAAAGAAAGCAAAATTAGGCGTATAAAAGAAGTGTAGTCCCCATCGAAGTTAACAGGAGATCATAATGACCGCTACAACGAAAGAAGCAGTGCGTGAATATATGAATCAACGCACCAAGGAACGCAAACAACCGCCAAGCCAGAAAGAAGTGCGCCGGATGCTAGGATGGGAACTTTGTGAGATGCAAAGGGAAAAGAACGAGCAGATTGTTTTTAGGATCGATGATGACAACTGAAATGACGCTACAACAAGCAATGGACATGGCTAATTCAGTGCATGCAAGCAAGCAGGAAAAAGTGCTTGTTGATGCAATTGAAAATCTGCAATGTTGCTTGCAACAAAGAGAAAATCATATTGATAGACTGCAAAATTTATTAGGAAAGTTTGGGAATGTTGTAATTAAGCAGGAATAACCGTTGCGCGAATTTTGAAGGCGTAATATAATCGCAGTTATGCCACTTAGACATAAAGAGGTAAAATGAAACCAGCAAAAAAAGACAAAAGAAAACGCTATAACCTGCGATTTGAGGATGGTATGCGGGAAGAATTAACGCGCATGGCTAAAGCCAACGATCGCAAGTTATCTGAAGAAATTATTCACTTACTTAAAATTGCAATGGGATTAAAAAGATGAGGCTAAGCAAACAACTAGAAGCAGCATTTTTATGGCTAAAAACAATTTTAAAGTCTAAGGAGGAGAAATGCAAAAAATACGACCTATACAAATAGGGAAAGATTATGCAATTAAAGGCGAACAAGTAAAAGCTGTGGTGATTCTTCAGCTAGGCTCTAAATTTAATAACTTACAGCAGATTACTTTTGAGGGGGCGGAAAGCGTTACGTTACCAATCAATGGGCTGACGGATCAATTTATAGGATTAATGAACAATGAAACTAAGCGAACAACTTAAGGCAGCATTTACTCTGATTGATAGAGAAGATAAGTGGTGTCAGGGTGAGTATGCAAGAGATAAAGATGGGAATTATATTCCAGAAGGAGATAAAAACGCATGCAAATATTGCAGTTTAGGTGCGATCCGAAATGCGCAAGAAATTGATAATATTAGCGTTCATAGTAATTTTATTAGGCTTTCTGCAATACGCTTAATTGACAAATTCAACGACAATCACACATATGCCGAAGTCCGCGAAGTATGGCTAAAAGCAATTGCAAAGGCTAAGGAAGAAGAGAAATGATTACTAAAACATACGACGACATCCACCCTATTATTGTTTACCGTGTTGATTCTCCGTTGAGGCATGAATTTGAAGAATATGTCCGAAGCGAATATCCGCCTTCTTGTGCCGAATTTAATTTGAAAAAAGATAGTAAAGGCAATTATATTGAAACCAATATTTATTACAGTTGGGTAGGCTACCACGACCGCGCATTACAGGAAAACCTTAAATTAAGGGATGCGCCAGTCTTGCGCGAATTGAGTGATGAAGCTATTGATGTTCAAGCATCAATATTAGCGGAATATTTCTTCGATCACCCTCAAATTGGTTACCCATATAACCTACTAGATAAGTCAAGTCGTAACATATTGAGGAATGCTGTAAAAGGTATTCTATATGCAGCAAAGAGGAAGCCATGATTAAAGAACGTCCTATTATATTCAACGCTGAAATGGTCATTGCTATTTTAGCGAGGCGGAAAACGCAAACGAGGCGCGTTTTAAATCCGCAGCCAAGTATTGATATATCGGGTAATTTTGTTTGGAGAGGGATGAATTTTGGGAAGGATTCTTACGGTAAACCAAAATCTGACACGCTAGCATCTCAACTCCTGTCAAGCAAAACAAAAAAAGTTTTATGCCCTTTTGGAAAAATTGGCGATCATTTGTGGGTGCGGGAAACATTTCGCAAAATTGACGGTCAGACGCAGCCGTGGATTGCAACTGATTACCGAGCAAATTATAAAAACGGCGAACGACTTGGTGACTTTTTGCAAGCTAAAAAATGGACGCCATCAATCCACATGCCGCGATTGGCAAGCCGAATAACGCTCGAAATAACAGGCGTAAGCATTCAACGATTGAATGATATTAGTCGTGGTTATTGCATGGCGGAGGGTTGCCCGTTTCCGAATATGGCAGACGGAGATAATCCAAAAGACTGGTACCGCGATCTATGGGAATCAATTAACGGTAAAGGCTCGTGGGAATTAAACCCATGGGTATGGAAAATCGAATTTAAAGTTTTGGAGGTGAAGCCATGAAAGCACTTGAGATAGCGAAAGCATTTATTACTGAAATTGCCAACAATAAAGAAACATATTATTGCGATGCTGAAGATACGTTGAAAGAAATTGAAGCCGCTGAAAAATCCGGTGCAGCACTATCGCAAGCAAAGCTAACTGTGCCTGAAGGTTTTGTATTGGTTCCGATTAAAAAAAAAGGTGAACAGTGGTTTTGGGAAGAAGGAAAAGAAAGAAAAATTACTGTGGAGGATGCTTTTTTAATGATGCCACAACCACAAGAAAATCCAGTGATGCAGGATGTTTATGAAAAACTGAAAAAAGATGCGGCTCGTTACCGATATTTACGTGAACTTGATGGCGGTTCGATTTATAAATTACTGGGTGATTATGACGGGATGCACGGAGAAGTAATGGATTCCGCTATTGATGCATCCATAAATTCATCACAGCAGCAAGAATGAAATCAATAATAAGTGTTGAATACAAGTGTGAAATTTGTGGCGGGGGGTATGCAGACGTTAGGCATGCGCTGCTATGCGAATCTCAACTGATTGAGCCTTGTCCTGTAAAAATAGGCGATGTTGTTCGTGTAAAGAACAGGTACGAAACTGTTGAAGATAGGGTGGTTGCAATAAATATTGGGCAATCTTCAATGCAGTCTGCGCTTAGAGGCTACAAAGAAAATGGGATGGCACCGATATTTTTTGAAGACAACACATCGAATCTTCATGAGTGGCAAGTCACCACAGAAAAAGAGCATGTATTTTGCAAAGACGGCTATCCATCATATTCAACGTTTCCCATTCATCATTTAGACATTGAGTTCTTGGAAAATAATAAAAGAAAATTGAAAGTATCCGATCTATATTCTGCAAATCATATTGCAGCAACAAAACAGTGGCTTGCTCTTAAAAAGAAAGAAAACCGACCAACATTTGAAGAATTTATGAAATTGCAATTCGGGAATAATGATTGATTTTTATCATATAAAAAGGATAAACAATGGAAGAGAAAATAATCCGTAATGTTGGAGGCGGCGTAAAATATTTTCAGAGTTTCTGCTCCGATCGAGAATTAGCAGAATATTTAATTTATGGAGGAATTGCTTTATGCACTTCTAGTTTTAATTTTGCTCTATACAAAGATGGGAAATTATCATCTTTATCTGTGAACCATAAATTTGCGTATTTCAAGTTCGAAGATGGCAGGTATTGTGATTTTTTGAAATTTTCAAAATTAGAAAAGCCACTATTAGCCTATAAAGATTTGGTATGCCATAGTAGTACGCCTAATTTTGCAAAAACAAATATCTGTATCAATGATCTTTTCCCCAAAGAGGGCGATTATTGCCCTGTTATTTTCAGAAATACAAAAAGATTTATAAACAATTCCCCTGTTGTTAGATTAAATATCCCATACAACTACCCAAACATCATATCCGATGGAAGGTTCTTAACAAATGAAGAATTAGTAGTGTTATTGAATAATATTAGGAAGTGCGCCCCTATTCCTAAAAGTCATATCTTGCAGACGTAAAATATAAATTGCACATAAAAACAACAATTTTTTAGCGTAATCATGCTATTATTATGGTTTTTGGAAAGGGTGAAAATGAGTGATTCATACCAAGCTATTTATGATGCCGTAAGAAGCAGAATTTCAAGTGGGAATATAGCGGATGCCTTGCAAGATTTTTTAAGGGAGTCTTTTGATATATCTCAAGAAAAACAGCAAATATTCGAAGATTTTTCCACGTCAGCCGCAGAACAACAAAGACCATTTGCCCTACTAAAACCGTCTATATCAATAGACGGAAATAAGTGGTGCGCTTTGTATGGAGAAAATTTACAAGATGGCGTGGCTGGATTTGGCGACACGCCAGAAAGCGCAGCTAGGGATTTTGATAACTCTTGGTATAACATGAAGGCAAAAAAATGACTAAAGACCATGAATTTGTTTCTACTGAGCTGATAAAAATGGAGCCGCAGGGGGAATGCTGGAGAAAAATATCAAAGCATTCTGGGGTTGCATACGGAACCATTGCAACAATAGCGCGGCGAACAACAAAGAATCCCGGATGCGAGACGATTGAATCTCTCAAGAACGCGATTATTGAATTGAAATTAAACAAGGAATAAATATGGCAAACGATCTTAATCAGTGTAATTTTATTGGCAATCTTGGTAAAGATGTTGAATGTAGGTTTATGCCTAGTGGCGATGCAATTGCTAATTTTCCTATAGCAGTTGGTTCAACATGGAAAGATAAAAGTGGAGTAAAGCAAGATGCAACAGAATGGGTGAATATTACCGTCTTTGGGAAACTTGCGGAAATTTGTAGAGAGCACCTTAAAAAAGGATCAAAAGTGTTTATTTCTGGCAGAATGAAAACGGAAAAATACACTGACAAGGAAGGAATTGAGCGGTATTCCACAAAAATCATTGCAGATAGGATGCAAATGCTAGACGGAAAGCCACGCGGCGATGAGCAATCAGCACCGCAGCAACGTAGTCAATCTGTGTCACGTAGTCAGTCTGCAAATACTGCTGCGCGTCCTGCGCCGAATTTTTCAGATTTGGATGATTTTAGCGGCGACGTCCCGTTCTAGTATATTTAACAACATTCAAGGATAGAGAATGAGCAAAGAACTTACAACAGTATATCTCACTGCTTATGCTTTGACAAAAGGCATCCAAAAAGTAACGGGCGTGATCAATGTATCTGGTTATTTAAAAGTAGAAGGTTATGGTGTTTTTTTGATGACACACTATGGTGTAAAACCAAAAAAACAGCACTAGCCCGCGCTGAGGAAATGCGCCAGAAAAAAATTCAGTCACTGAAGAAGCAGCTTGCAAAAATGGAAAATTTAACTTTTACGATTGAGGAATAGCATGCGGGAAGAAGAGCGTATAACCGCTTACATTACTGAAAATGTTTTGGCTGAAGGTGTTATGAAAGTAACAGGTGAGCAATTTGGTGGTGACTTCCAAATTTATGGCGAATGCAGGTTGATTGAAAAAGGAGATTGGCATGTTACACAAGAATCTGCGCTAGCTAAGGCAGAACAAATGCGCCAAGATAAAATTAAGTCGCTTGAAAAAAGTTTAGAAAAGATGAAACGATTAACTTTTAAAATTGAGGAATAAAATGACAAACAAAACATATTCAACCACAGTGGTTTGGACGGCATTATCAATAATTGCAATTTTGCTTGCTGGATGGATTGTAAACATTTACGCATTGGCGCAATCAACATCGTTAAGTGGCATGGTAGTTTTGCGTGCTATTGGTATTTTTGTTGCGCCGCTTGGCTCGTTTCTTGGGCTTGGTTATTTATTTTAATGGTGAAAAATGTACATTCAAAAAGAATGGGTTACCAACAACAGGGTTTTTGAAAAAAGAGGGCGGAAAATACTTTCTAAACTACTGTGCACAGATGATTTTGGCAATTTGACGTATGTCAGTTTTTGGTCAAAAAAAATTGTTAGCCCTGCTGATGATTCTATATTGCTTGGTGCCGTTGTTCCGCAAGTTAGTAGTACATTTTTATGCGCGCCAGAGGACAAGCAAAAAAGAATTGAAAGCGTCAAAATTTTTAACGAATATGAAGCAAACTGCAATACCTGCAAACACCTTGAAAGAGTGCCACACGAAAAGCGTCACGGGTCATCACCTCTTCAAGGAAGATGTAAGAAGTTTAAAAACCCAGAACATGTAACAAAGCATGGTGCATATCTTGAAAATGGGATTATTCGATTCTGGGCAGAAGATTATATGGGGATGCCTTGCCATGAAATGCGTGGCACTGATTGCAAAAAAGAGACAGGATAATATTTTCTTCTTGAACTATTTTTTTAGCGTGGTATAATCAGTTTCTTAAACATGAAGGAAAAGATGAGTAAGCCAGTTATCCACGGTATTTGCCAACTCTACAGACTGGATACGGGACGGAATAACTGACTTCATTATTGTAGCATATTAGAAAAATGGAGAAATCATGACATTTCAAAAACAAACTTATATCAACACAGTGACAGCGGACTATCGCTCATGGACTGGCGCAATTGAAGATCAAATGCAAGCGGGAAGCTGTACGGGTTTTGCTGTGACCAACATTGTAGAACTGTACGTGGACAGGCTAACAGGCATTAAAGTGGATTTGTCCGCAATGGAAAATTACTATTCCAGCCGTTCATTGTTTGGAGGGCAGAATAACGATGGCGGATCGTTTGTAAAGTTTGCATTGCAAGCTGGCGAGAAAGGGTTTTTAAACGAATCGCAATGGTCATCAACAGATATGGAACATATCAACATTGCTCCTGATAAAGCTTTGTATGACCATGCACCTGATATTAAAATCACTTCGTGGGAAAAGCTCGATTTTAATCCTGATTCTGCCTCGGAAAGAATGTGGATGACAAAATTTGCATTGCAAGCAGGATATAACCCAATCCTTGAAGCTGATGTCGATGTGAAGTTCATGCACGAAACCCGCCAGATTGCTGACCAAATTTGGAATAATCCGTCTTTATCCACAACAGGTCAGTATGCAGAATACGGACGGCATGCAGTTGCCGCAGAGGCTTGGATTAGTGGTCATACAGTGATTGAAAATCAATGGAAATTTGCAGATGGCAAATTGTGGGGTGACAAAGGCTTTGGCATTCTTGATCCAATGTCATCAACTGATTCTGCTTACATTATCACTGGGATGCAAATCAACGGGAAACAGTACGACATGCACTACACTGATTCGCGTGTATGGGTTAATAAGTTCTATGTTTCGTTGTTCAATCGCTCTGCGGAAGTGTCTGGCATGGATTATTGGACGCATTTGATTGATTCTGGCGAATCATTGTCTGGAGTAGTAAAATCAATGGTTAATTGCGACAAAGTGGAATCAATTTATCCACATACTTCTGAAGCATCGGAACTTGTGAAAACGTTTTATCATAACGTTTTAGGTCGTGAGCCTGATGTGGAAGGGTTGCAACATTGGGTAAATGATCTTCATAATAAGTCGTTTGGCGAGTGTGTTGTGGATATTATTAACGCTACGATGGATTATTCTGGAACTGATGCAGGCGGATTGAGTTCACAAAGCCTGTTCATGAATAAACTGGCTGTCAGCACGTATAATTCGATTATTTGCGCAGACAACAATGTGCAAATTGCCGAAAATTTGCTTGATAACGTTACTGCTGACGTAAATTCTGTGAATGTCGCAGAGGCGCATTTACAACAACAACTTTATGATTTTGGGTGGGGGTAATTATGGATTATGCTGAAATAAAAAAAGTGGCTGAATTAGCATTAAAAGAAAAAATTGATGTCCAAGTACACCCTTTAGATTTGCTTACGCTCGTTGCTAGAATTGAGGAGTTTCAAGAATACATCTCGTCTAAGGAACGCGAAATAGTGTTTCAATGCGAAAAATTAGCAGAGTTTGCAAAAAAATATGATGCGGCAGAAAGTAAAAAATTAGTTTGTTGATTGCGTTTTTGTGCTATAATTTTGGCTTGATAACTAAAGGAGAAAAAAATGTTAGCAAGTTTATTTGGGCTTGATTTTGATAGGGCAAAAGTCAGTAATTTAATTAAAAAAATGGAAAATCTTATCGAAATTGAGAAACAAAAAAGAATCAATGCTGTTTATATTTTAGATAATTTGTTAACTTATGATTGCCAAGGTTTAAGTAAAACGCAAAAAGACAAATTATTTTCAATACTTAATTTAATAGCGCCATAATTGTAAAGGAAAACGTAAAGGCACTCCGCGTAAGAGAGTGCCAACAAGTGAGGATCAGCACGGAAGGACGTGCTAGCAGTGGTGCAGCCTCGTGCTGCTAGTTAGTGATACACCAAACGGCAGTCTACAAAGAGCGCAAGCGACGGTTTGTGAGTTCGTAGTCAAACGAGGTGCGGATGTTTTACTAAATAGCTGGAATCAAGCCCAGCATCCTCACTTGTTATTTGTCCGTTATCTTAAGTAAGAAGACAAGGTAGAACGGTGTAACAGGTTCGATACCTGCCCAGAGGAAAGCAATTTCTTTTGTGTAATCCGAAGCAAATAACACGTAACCCGTTCGCGTAAGTGACGTGGATATACTGGCTGCAATAACTGAATTTAAAAACACCATGCGCCGCTAGCTTAAGGGTAAAGTAGTGAACTCATAATTCATTGAGTATAGGTTCAAGTCCTATGCGGCGCACCAACAAACGACAAGGAGGGATTAAAATGAGTGATTGGGTTTTATTTGATGAACCTAAAGTAAATCTTGTGAAGGCATTACAATACGTCTGCGAAGGAGGCTACGGGTTTGAACGGTGTAATGGCAGCTCTGAGATAGTAAGGTGGATACGCAGTGATAAAAAAGGTTTTCCTACAAGTGAATTACATTTCTCTGCTGAGGATGTTATGGCGGAGGATTATGTTCTGCTAGATCAAGAAGAGACATTTTACTTGAAAGGTAGAATATCTGTGCTAAAGAAAGAGGTAGATTACTTGAAAGGTAAAATTTCCGATTTAGAGGACACTATACGCGATTTAAGGAGTAATTAAATATTATGGCAGATGACTATGTTCTTGAGCTAATAAGCGCACTACTGCGTGCCACAATGTAGGGACTGACCGCCCTAAGCGGTTATTTCTAAATTCTAAAGTATTCCATGTCCACTTACCCAATAACAGAAGAAACATATCCTGCCGCGATGGAAACAGTTTTAAAGCAAATGGATACACTAACAATGATAGATGATGAATTTCAAAAACTTGTTTCCGAAATTGCTGATTACGAAGAAAAATGGCGTTTAAAAATTGCGGCAGAGTTTCGTCAAAAAATGAAGCCTGGGCGAATAGCAGAATAATTTGATGTATTCGGAATTTCCGAATAGTTGTTGATAATTAAAAGAGGGGCGCATGTATTCAGCCTTGGCAGTTGCAAACGCATTTATTGAAGCATCGAAGCAAAAAAGGCTTCGGAAGCTAATGCCGATGAAGCTGAACAGATTGATGTTTTTTGCGCAGGTCGCTAGCTTACAAACGCATGATTGCGCATTGTTTGATGACTTCTTCTGTTGGTGGGAAACAGGCGTGGTGATACCTTCTATTTTCCACAAGTTTGAGTTTTACCGAGATAGAAAAATAAAAGCGTATGGCAGTAGCATAATATATAACAACGGAATGTTTATAAGCAACACGCCATTTATGCAAAAATACGATCTTGAAAGCTGGAAGATTATTGATGAGATTGTCAGGAAATATGAGCACCACTCTGGCAATGAAATGGCACGACTTATACCGATTGGGAAAAGAGACGGTGAGCCGATCACTAATGCAGAATTGTTAAATATAAGAAGCAAAACTAAGGAGCTTATTCAAAACTAAGGAGCAAAACACAGGAGCTATTTTATAGCCATGTGAATTATTTATTATCTTTCACAGCATCAACCAGCGCATTCAATTGCCTGATTGCTGCATCACCTTCTGCGGCGATGTCGATAAGAGATTGAGCAGTCGTTGCGTCAAGTTCAGTTCGTGCTTCTGTAGCAGTTCCTTCGGAATTTCCGGCGGCTTCGGGCATGGTGCTTCCAGTACACGCAACGGCGGGGATTGACAGCCTGACAGTGCCATTGCGCACATTAGCGCGCAGAGTTTTAATTTCAGCTTGCGCATGATCTTCTCCTTGTTTGAATTGTGCTTCAATGAGTGTTAAACGGCTTGCGGCGGCTTTTTCTTTCTCGGCTACATACTTGCGCATATCGGATAACTTTTGCTCTGCTGCCGCGTTTGCGGTTACTTCCCGTATTTCCCATTTCTGTGCCTCTGCATGCCGACCGTGTAGTTCGCATCCAAAGCATAAGCCGATTACAGCAAGGAGTAAATATCCGCGTGGCGGGATTAGCTTCAGCATTTCAATCATCATTTTTCCTCAAGTGGCTTGTCAGTTTTAAAACGAAGAATGATATTCACCACCACCACGGAAAGCCCTACCCATTTGTAAACATCCGAAGGAAGATATTGCTGTAGCTCTGGCAAATAATCATGCGCTGATTGAAACATGGGGAACGCCGCCAATAAAATGCCGTTAAACCAAACAACGAACGAACGGCGCGCGCCACGTAGTTTTTTCATCATCACTCTTCTCTTACAAATTCAACCTGCTCAAACATAACTACTTGCTTTAATGCCTCTAATTCTCCAATTAAAGAAAATAATTGACCATCCGGCGCAGAAAACAATCTTCCTCCTCCATCTTTTATTGAAAATGTTGCAGCAAAATGCTGTATTTCTCCATTTTTATATTTAGACAATAAATCTTCAAGAAATTGGACAGCTCCTTTATGAGGAGAAAATACTTCATCTTCTTTTTTTTTAAATTCAACTATTTTCATGACACGCCTTTCGTGTACGTTGTGCTGCTTCCGTTAAAATGTGCCGTCAAAACTTCTTTTCGCGCCGCTGGTGCAAAACTGATATGCACCCATGTGCCCTCTTGTATACATTGATCGAACAAAAGTTCCGATGCTGCGATTTTTTTTACAATTTCCAATGGCGTACCGAATTGTGGGCAAACAAAATCAGCCGCCCATCCTTGCATGTGCGCACTATCCTTTGCCCCGCCAATCAATTTATTCAGCTCTTTGCAACGGTACCCGCTAGTGATATGCATTGGTGCGCCAAGAATGCTGCGGACGCCTTCAAGGTGCCCGATAAGCCTATTTAAATTCACTAGTGCTTCTGCGCTAGGGGTATTATCAATCCGCTTGCGTAGTGCTGTATCGCTGTGAATTAGCTCGGCAATGGTAAAATTCATTTGTCATTTGCCCGTCGATTTTGGCTTCTGTCGTCCATTTGTGTTTGTCTTTTGAGAATTGGACTTTGCAAATCTGGCGATTCCACTTTAATAGGGGTTTTTGATAAAAATTGCAATTGCATAACAATTTGAGTGAAAAATTGCTCTGTTCTTTTTAGTGTTTCGAGAATCTCAATTCGCGTAATTGTTTGCGTTTCTAACTGGGAAAGTCTATCATTTTGACGTTCAAGCCGATCTTCAAATTTCTCAAACAAATCCTTGTTTGTCATTCTATCGCTAACGATCTCTTTCATAAAATTTTCGATCGTTATCCATCTTTGATGGGTTTGTGTTTCCAATTGCGAAAGCCTGTCGTTTTGTATTTCTAAACGACCTTCAAACTTCTCAAGCAAGTTTTTATTTAAAATTCTATCATCTTCTGTTCCTTTTATAAAAGTCTCAATAGCAATCCATCTTTCATGCCCTGCTGTAACTGTCCGAATAAGGTTCCACATAAATGCACAAAGGGCAATAAGCCCGCCACCCAAAAGGCTTAATGCCGTAAGAATCTCGGAAAAGGTTAACGCAATGGTCATCACAATCTCACTATCGCCGATTTTTTGTAATTACATTGGAATAGGTCATTTGGTGTAACGCGCTTTTTCTCGGCAGGATCAAGCACCCAATTTCCCCCAACACCTAACATCATAAAAACAAATTCTGAACACCACCATTTGCTATCGTCCGCCCAATCGTCGCTAGATAACAATGGCAATCCTAAAGCACCTGCAAAATCATACTTCTTGCCTTCCATTTGTTGCGCCCATGCGATAGAATCCTGTAAGCTAGCGACAGGAACATTCATATCGCGATAGGCTTTCACGCCGTGTATCGCAACATCAACAGTAACCTTCCGAACCCCAGAACGCGGGCGGAGAATATTCCCATCTTGAAAGTATAACATGGTTGCTTCATAAGCCATATTGTCAACTATTGCAATTACGTGCGACCAATCCCGAGAACCGCCTAATCGCGCAACCGCTAAACTCACGGGGTTATACGGCCATTTCGTCGTGAAGCGAAGTGTGATAGTGTCCATTATCCGAATACCTCTTTTATTGCGTCAAGATAAGTATTTCCACGTTCTACAGTTGGCTCAACATAACTTCCTTCTCCAAGCTCATTCCATGCGCATATAAGCCCCATTTTAAGAGAAACATCAGGGAACGTATCCATATATGATTTTGCTGCGAGCATGTGATTTTTAAAAGATGATGCAGTACTTTGGCATTGATCGTGCAACGGATCGCCAGCCCATCCACCCCATGGGGTTTTATCCCATCCCGCAGTCATAGGCGTAATATATGGCATTGTTGCTGTTGTAAAAATACGATTCCAAATTACTCTGTACCCTTCATCAAGCTCTTGATAAGAATGTGCAAGTGTATTTAATGAGTTATAATGGAAATTATAAATTGAAAGTGCAGAACAGCCTGCTGTTGTATAATATGGGTTACTTGATACAGCAGAACCTACAAATTTAACGCCGCCTAATCCTGCGTTAAATACTCTTTGGTTTGCGCGATCAAATAATTGCTTTACAGTATACCCAAACAACGTTGCTGCTTGCTCTAAATCTTCAATACTGAAAACCATTACTAAAGGAACGCCATCAATTTTTTTGTAATATGACTTACTAAAATATCGGCTAATCCAATTGTCCACCATGTTGTCAAAATCAACTAATGATGTTGGCGCGGTTCCGTGATTTGCCCAAAACAAAAGAAATTTCATATCCCCACGGTTTGTTGCTTGGAATAAAGCATCGGACGCATGGTATAAAAATTCTTGACCATTATCCCAGTAATAATCCATTGCCATCCATTTAATTCCAGCATATTGCATTTGCGCAAGCTGCGTTTCCATAACAGAAACTTGCCCTTCTGCATAATAACCTTGCACTGGCTGCCTATTTGGTGCTAATGTTTGGATTGGAACCCAAGGGAGAGCACTTGGCGCGCCGGGTGCATTATTTTTCCACCCGGGGAAATAAATCACGCCAATGTCATACGCGCTAGAAGACGCGCCATTGCTTGGCAATACAACGCCAGACGATCCAGTTGATTTCATCATGCCGAAATTTCCAATTTTTCTACTGTATGGTGGTAAGTTTTTTTCCGTTGCCTCGACCCCCTTAATAGTCGAAACTGACATATTATAACTTCCCAGCAGATTGAAGTACTGACATTGTGACACTACCAGATGTATACGCGGTTACATTAAGCCGCATTGCCAAAATTGGGAAAGCATAATTCCCATCTGAATTTGCCGTTTTTGATGTAACATCAGGGTGGTCAAACCATGTTGGCGTAACCAATTGGTTTTGGACATCATCAAATGTATGTTGCACTTTATAAGTTAGTGTTCCAGTAACTACGCAACCAAAGCCAACCTGGAAAGATGATGCTCTAAAATCTAATGGAAGTGGCGCGCTAGTTGTGGCTGAAGAAACTGTAACTTGTTGAGCTGGCATTTTATTTCCTTTGTAAATTTTTACAATTTAAACACTTATTAACATAATGACGACATTTTTTAATCAGATGTAAAATATGGCGATACATCAGAACCAATATACGGAGCAGACTTATTTAATAAGTTTGACAATGCTCCTGCTGAATCAGGTCGAGCAGTTAATGCTTTTGATGTTAGGAACTGCCCAAGTTTAGTGTATGGCAATATTGATGCAGCCCCAGTTGCTGCGAGGAATGGGTTCACAGAGCCCAAGCCAATTGCATTTAACCCAGCACCTGAACCAATACTAGCCAGCCCGCCTAGCATCATTCTCCCCGCTGTCCCACTATCAGGATAGTTAGAGCCAAGAACATTTTTCCCTGATTCTGATAAATCTTGCATTAAAGCATTGCCAGAGCCAAAAGCAGATTTCCCAATTGAATTATCTTGATTGCGAACAGAGTTTTGTAATTGTGCTGGAGTAAATATCCCGCCATCAGCACCTAATTTTGTTGATGCGTCACGAATTCTTGCATAATTAGCGTATCCTTTATCAATTGCATCTAATTGTTGTAAATATTCTGGGTTAGAGCGTTTCAATACTCCTCTAGCTGAAGATAGTGCTTCATCTAAAGCAGAACCTAAAATTCGTTGATCTGGGTCTGTTGAACCATTATATCCTTTAATTTTTTTACTTAATGATTCTTTCATTTGTTGAAAATTTTTTCCATCCATTGTTCCTTTATTTGTCATCCTAGAGAAAACATCATTTTTTAATATGTTTTGAAATTGTTCTGAAATTTCTGGCGGAATATTGCCATTGTTTACCATGTTAATTAAATTAGATGTTTCTGCTGAAAATTGCGGGTCTGCTTTAAATTGTAAATTAGGGAGTAAATCATCATACGCCTTTCCTAATTTATTTTTCATGTCATAAAATCCTTCTCTTCCAATTCCTGAAGATTTTTGCCCAATATGGTTTAATGCTCTATTTTGTGCTGCTGTATTAAATTGTTCAATTGATCGACGTTGAGCATTTTTAATAAAATCACCAACTAAAGGGATACTTGTTGCCTTATCTTCAGTTGTTTTAAATGCCCCCCCTAAAATTTGACCGATTGTTGGAGTAACACCTTCGTTAATTAGTTTTTCTACATCACTAGAAGTTTGTGGACTA